AGGTTGACCAGGGTGTCGACGCCCGCCTCGATCTGACCTCGCGACAGTTTGAACAGGGCAATACCCCATTCCTCTTTGACCCGATCCAGCTTTGTCGCCCGCCACATCATCGGGAAGCGGTCGCCATAGACCGAGTTCATCTTGTCGAACAGCTTTTCAACCCAGGCCTGAGGAACCGCATTGACCGGCCACGCGTCCCGCTTTTCAAACGTCGATGAAATTTCCGTCATCTCGTTCATCTCGATATCTCCCGGTTAGCTTCGCGACCACTTCATCGTTTTTGTCAGACCAGCTTTGCCGCTTTGCGGGCGCAGCAATCTCCCGTCGAACCCAGTTCCGCCAGGTTGCAGGCCAGTCAGCCTTGACTCCCCTCTGCCCCGGCTGGGCTGTCCAGTGATCCCGAAACTTTGAAACCACGTCAGCAAGTCTCAAGTCCGGCCTCTCAGTTCGGCAAAAAGCTATTTCTTCTTCGCCGGGATGCCAGTCGGCAGGCAAGCGCGTCGCGCGCGCTCTCTCCTTTCTTGCTGCCTTTTCAGTACTTGCTAAGACATCAGTACTTACTAGTGGCGGATTGGCCGGAAGCGGTGGCGCCGGTAACGGTGAATCCGGAAGCGGAACGGGTTCCGGATTTTCCGGAAGCGGAGTCAAGCCAGATTCACCGACGATGTAGTCGACTTCTCCGAACTGTCCGCCTGCCAATTTCGCCTGAGTCCGCTGGACGTAGCCGGCCGTTTCCAACTCCTTCAGCAGGTTGTAAACCCCGTCACGACTGGTGTGCTTCGCCGAGTCTTTCGTCTCGCTCCGCAGGTTCTGGACGCTGACGCGCCAATGGTCCGGCTTGCCAAGCAGGAAGATCAGCAGACCGCGAGCCGCCCAGGTGAGGCGCTTGTCCTCGCTGATCCGCTTGTCGAGGATGTAAAAATTTGATTGGACGCGTGGCGCCCTGATGATGCCCATAATGTTCTGACCCTGATATTGTGTTTATCTCAACACTTGACGCACGTCAACGAACGTGGTTACCAAAACACAATTCCTCAAGCGTCAGCGGCTTGCCCTGCTCCTTCGCCAGCTCGAGCAGCAAGCCATGATGGCGCGCCGGAATAAAGCCCCCCGAGCCGCGCCGGGATTTCGGCATGTCCCAACGACATACCGACCCCGGCGTCAGCTTCATCAGTCGAGCCAACGACCGAACCCCTCCAAACCTGTTTATTACGATGCGTGCTGGTGTCATTTTTACCTCGGTCCTTTTGTTTGCTGGGTAACGCTGACTGAATGTTGGCACAAACCAAATGAACATTCAAGTTTATTTACGGGGTACTATCCCTATGTGTTTTACTTACGTCAACACCTCATAGGGAACAAGCATGCGACCGATCGACACTTCGTGGTTTAAGGGACTGCTGGCCGACCGTGGCACATCGCAGCGCCAGTTGGCTTTCAAGATGGAAATGGACCCGGCCAGTATGTCCCTTCTTTTAAGGGGGAAGCGCAATCTACGGCTTGAAGAGGCCGAGAAGATGGCGCAGATCCTGAATGTGCGCGTCGATGAAATCCTGTATCGAGCTGGCGTTCGAGGACTCGGTCCGGGTGACACATTTACCCCGGTGCATCGTTTGATGTAGAGAGAAAATCTCAACGGGACAAAAAAGTCCACGTCAAAAATACCTGTTTTTCTCGTTGCGTTAATCTCAACACTGTTCTAAGATGGAGTCATTGCAGCAGGGAACAGAGGGAGACGCGATGTTCTACTCAGATTACAAAGCGCTGGCAGTTCACTTTTCGCGGTACGTATTGAGATTTCATCATCACTACGACGAATACGTGAATTCAACTTTCGTCCGGTCAGTGGACTTCGATCAAGTGGTGTGGTGCTGATCATGGCCCACATCGTAATGCTGATTCTTGCTGTCTATGCCCTGTTTGGCGCTGCAATCGCCTGGGCGCTTGTCCACGGAGCAAATAGCAATGTTCGAAATCAAGGAGGGTGACGTGTGGCGCGATGAAATGATGATGGTGATTTATTGCGCCGTCTGTGTTGCTTCTATCTCAATGCTTGTGCTGATCGCCGCACTAGGCGACGAATTCCTCGCAATTTTCTAGGAGAGTGAAATGAATGATGCAAACGAAGTCAGCCGTAAGGCGTGGATCGCGCGCATGTCGGAGTTTGTCGACACACCGGAAGAACGTCGCCAGCGCCAGATTGAACAGCTCGGCACGCGTTACCTGTTGCACCCGGCGAACGCCCCCAAGCGTGGCGCATACAACCCGCTGACGGGTTGCCCTATCTCCGGGAGCAAAGCATGAGCGAACTTCTGTATTGCGCCAAGCAGGCGTCGGCAATGGCCGAGTTCCACGCCGATACCGCCAAGTCCAAGATGGACGCAGCAATCGACGCCGAGGAAGCGCGCGAGGAACTGATCGCCGCCCGAGCGCAGGAGATCAGCCTGAAGCGGCTGACCGAACTTGCACCGATCGATATCGTTGCGGGCCTGCAAAGCATCACCGAGCCAGCCGCCGCGATTCTGAGCACTCACATTCTGGCCGGCGATACCGCAGTGATCGGAGTCATGGCCCGTGCGCTGATTCATCTCTACATCGAGCAGGACAGCGAAGTCATGGCGATGGACTGGATGGAGTCGGTCGAGAAAAAATTCTGGAGCGCGCAATGAGCGACAAAGCACTCAAAGCCTGCGCGGACTATGCGCGCCTCAACTCCGAAATAAAGCAACTGACGAAGAGCATCGCCGGGGCACTTTGTTATTGCAAGGGTGTGCGCGGCACGTGCGGCATCGGGGACGACGGATTCCAATATGGCGAACACGACGACCCAACGCATCTAAAAGATGCCTTCTCAGGTGATGTGGATGACGACGGCCACAAGGTTTGGATGACTGACATGGATATCCGCGCATACCTTTACGAGAACTGCGACTGCTGCCTGAAGGCATACGACTTCGTGCTTGAGCGGAAGGCAGCGAAAAAGTCGCTCGGCGTCGTGAAGCGTTCGATCGGCGCTATCGGCCGCGCAGCAAACAAGCGAGGTGCGCAATGATCCGCCGCGTCTCCCAATGGTTCGACCGCAACCCTCTGCCGGCCATCGTGCTCGGGCTGCTCGCGTCGTTCGTGATTCTTTACCTTAAACGGGCCGAAGAGGCAATCGCGAAAGCCACCGGGAGCAAAGCATGACCGAGATCAAAGACGTGATCGTATTGCTGGAGCGCGCCCGTTATATCCGGCATGAGGATTTACCGCCTGATGTTCGAGAAGAAACCGAGTTACGTGCCGCATACGGGAACAGCGCTGCATGGCAAGACGCGCGGGATGGTGAGCAGCGCCGACTTATCAACGAAGCAATCGGCTTGCTCAACATGATCAAAGCAAGGGAAGCGAAATGAACCAGACAATCGAAATGACGATGGCAGACATCAGCGAAGCGGACAACATGAAACCCGGCGCGATCGTGTACACGGAAAATCCGCAGCAGGTAGCGCAAGCGGTCAACGCTCGCAATGTCCCCATCGTAGCCTCCGCTACACCGTCCGACCTCCTGATTCACGCCATGAACAACGGCGCGGACCTCGACCGCCTGGAACGGTTGATGGATCTGCAAACGCGATGGGAAGCGAAGGAGGCGAAACGCGCATTCGACGCGGCATTCGCAGCGTTCAAGGCTGAAGCCGTGACGATCCTGAAGGGTCGCAAGGTGACAGACGGCCCGCTGAAGGGCAAGAGTTATGCTGAGCTTCACGATGTGGTCAACGCAGTCACGCCGGCACTCTCGAAGCATGGCCTGTCGTCGTCATGGAAACTGACGAAGGATGAAAAGGACTGGATGGAAGTCACCTGTTTTCTGCGCCACGTCAGCGGCCACGAGGAAACGGTTTCGATGGGCGGGCCGCCGGATGCGGGTGGCGCGAAGAACCCGATCCAGGCGCGCGCCAGCACGAAGACATACCTTGAACGCTATACGCTGAAGGCGATCACCGGTCTGTCGGAACAGGAAGACGACGACGACGGCCGAGGCGGTGCGCGCCATCCTGAAGTTCAATCGACGCTGGTCGCATGGGTGAAGAAGGCGAAGGCCGCCGCGAACCCTGTCGAACTGAAGGCGATCTGGCAGGAAGGATTACGCGCGATGGAGGCCACAAACGACATGGGCGCGTACAAGGAATTCAAGCACGCTGTTGAAAGCAAGGGCGCCGACTTCCGGGCCGCCGCGGAGGAACAGAAATGAGCAGCTTCCATAACGTAGTGCAGGGGACGCCGGCATGGTTCCAGTTGCGCGCGGGCGTGATTACCGCGTCGCGCTTCGCTGATGCCGTGTCAGTACTGACCAAGAAGTCAGGCAGCAAGAACCCCGGCGATCCGACCGCCGCCGCCGACAAGTACGCGTACGAGGTTGCATTCGAGCGCATCAGCGGCAAGCCCTACGGGGCGCCGATAAAGGCATGGACGCTGGAGCATGGTCACGAGAACGAACCGCTCGCGCGCTGGGCCTACGAAGTGAAGACCGGGAATCTCGCGTCCGAGGCCGGGATCGTTCTGACCGAGGACCGTCGATTCGGATATTCGACTGACGGGCTGATCGACGAAGACGGTCTGATCGAGATCAAGTGCCCGGTCGACACGATCAAGATCATGGAGATGTTGACGACGCATGATGTGTCGGAATACATGCACCAGATCCAGGGCGGATTGTGGATCACCGGCCGCGCGTACTGCGATTTTGTGCAATACGTACCCGCGCTTGAGCCAGTTGGGAAGGCGCTCTACTGGCAGCGCATCAAGCGCGATGACAATTTCATCGACGAGATGGTGAGAAAACTGATCGCGTTCGAGCGCCGCGTGACGAAATTCGAAAACCTGCTGAGGACTGCCGCATGAAGAAATACTTCCGGCTTGTCCATTCCGCAGCCCGGAAGATGGCGATTCAGGCCTGCGTTGAAGCACCCGATGGTTACATAGTCGAGATCAAACCGCAGACACGCTCGCGGGATCAGAATGCGCGCCTGTGGGCAATGCTAGGCGATGTGTCAAAGCAGGTTGACTGGCACGGTCAGAAACTGGAAAGCGAGGACTGGAAGCATATCTTCAGCGCTTCTCTGAAACAGCAGCGTGCGGTTCCCGGACTTGACGGCGGGTTCGTCGTGCTGGGTCAGTCAACCAGCAAAATGACCATCAAGGAAATGTCCGACCTGATGGAATTGATTTCGGCGTTCGGCGCCGACAGAGGGGTCAAGTGGTCTGAGCCAATACCGGAGTATGACCGATGAAACCCGCGCATCACCTTGTCGAACTCACCTCGTGCATCGGTAAGAAACCGTTCGACAGTTATGACCTTGCCCGAGCGATTGTCGACCGCTCGCGCCGGGGACCGAACGGCGCGCGGCGCGCTGCTTACCGATGCCCGACGTGCGATAAGTGGCACATCGGGCGCCGGTCAGAAACGTCCAAGGCGAAACGAACCATCAGGCGAGAGCGGATCGAGCGCGAAGATGAACTGCTCGACGAGTTCGAAAACTGCGATTAACGACATTACTACTATAATGTCGTGTCGTTTTCAGGCCAGAGCTTCGAGTCGGCGTACCACCAAATCGATATCGTGGTCAACTGGGGTTCTCCCGCCTGGCCAGTCTTTCGGCTGGATCACGGAGAACCCCGTTTCCTGTAGCCAGATCGTATCGCGAGGCGGGCGGCACCAGTCGCCGATGAACGGCCACGACGCCCACAGATCCCGACCATTGATCACCTGCACCAGTGACGACAGTTGCGGGCCGATCATTTCCCACAGCGCAGCGTTGCCGCCCTTCGGCGACTCGAACGTGTAGATGCCCGCGATCTGACTTGCAGGAATGAACAGCGGGGAATACGACGCGCGCCAGCCGCCCAGCGAATGACCATCGATCGTGAACACGGTCCCGGCCGGCGTCAGTCCATGCGCCCAGTCCCACATATCCTGCAAGCCCGAGTACGCGCCGAGCGTGACCATCGCGCCGTCCGCGACATTGAACGGTTTCGTGTCGAGGTCTGACAGCACATCCCCGATCTTTCTCTGGCTGAACCGCGTGCCAGAGATCGACAGGTAGACGCGGCCGTCATCGCCGCGCGACAGCACCGCCTGATGTGAGCCGTCCTGGTACTGTCCGATGAACTGATAGCCCAGCACCTGGAACGCGCCCATCACCGAATTCGTATCGTCGATATAGGCGGCCTGAGATCGACGCGCCGCGGCGAGGACTTCCGCGAGGTTCATTGCGCAACCGCTGCGCTCGCCGCGCCGGCCGCCGCGGCTTCGTTGGCCGCGCAGAACACACCGTTCGCCGCCGCGCCGACTGCGACAGCCGCATTACCCGTCAGCGGCGCCACGCCGGCCACAGTCGGCTGAACGATCTTGCAGCCGTTCGCGATCAGCGTGGCCGCCTGCGCCATCGTCGCATTGAGCTGGTCAGGCGTGACCGGTGAGGCACAGGCGCCGAGCAAAAGTGTTGAGAAAATCGCAATACTATAGGCGAGCTTTTTCATGGCTTACTCCAGTGGGACGGTAGGAAGGCGCGAGGGTTGCGCCGGGGTTGAGTCTTGCGCCGGCGCCGCTTGCGGCACCGCCTGAAGATTGGAGATCGCATGCCACAACCCGAGGCCGCCGATCGCATCGCGAATCGTGTCGATCAGCGTCGGGTCATTGAACTTGAAATAGTCCAGCACGATCCACAGCGCCAGCAGGATCAGGAAGGCCGAGAATTTCAGAGCGTTCGTTTTCATGCTGCCCCCGCGCGAAGCATGGTTGCGATACGGTGCATCCAGCCGCCAGCGAACGTCGGAAGGTCGCGGCAGGATGCGAGGTAATCAAGTCGGTACGCGTCGAATCGTGCGCATACCCTGACCGGATCGAGTGCCTTCACCGCAGCGATCGTGGCCGCGCCGATCAGGCCATCGGGCCGTGCGCCGGCCGCCTGCTGCAACCATTGCGCCGGGTGGCCGCCGTTGTATGCTGCGTCGAATACCTGCAAGCCGATACGCGGGTCGAACTCATCGCAGTGATAGCGATCCCAAAAGTCCCGCTTGGCGATGCCCTTGGCCTGGTCGACCGTGAGCGCCTTGATGTCGAGATCGGGATAGGTGGCCGCGCTGATGCCGTACTTCGTGCCGCGGCAGGAGCCGACACCGATCTTGCCGCCGGTCCAGTTTCCGGGATCGCGAGGGTCGTCAGTGAATCCCTGTTCGATCCCGACAACCAGTGCGAATATGTCGTCGAATGTCATTGCTTGACCTCATCGAGAATCGTGTCTTCTTCCGACTTGATAGCGGTCAGAAGGCCCATGATCGCTTCCATCTGAGCGCGATGCTGTTCATCCTGCTTCTCGCCCATCATTGCGAAGAACGCCAGCGACACAGACGCCTCAGCGGACAGGATCAGGTTGATGAGTCCGTGGTCCGTATCAAACCCAGTGATCGA